AACAGGGCGCAACAGACACGACTCATTGCGGCGCAACGGCCATTGATTGCGGCGCAACAGATACAAACCCTCGCGGGCGCGTAAGACTAAGACAAGACCTAAGACTCTTGTCTCGACCCTCCAAAGAGGGGAGAGACTAAGAGACTAAAACAAGACAAAGAGACTATACCTAGACAGACACCCGATCGACCTTTAGGGTCTCACGGGTGTTGGGAATTGGGAATAAGGAGCAGACTATGGACTCACTGACGATTGAGATTATGCCCGATAACAGACTGTCCAAGAATGGCTTGCGGAAGTCTAACTGGAGGGTGTCGCAGGGTCTGATGAAACAGGCCCGTGAGGATGCCTACATCCTCGGCCTCGCGGAGATGGAGGACGGCTGGGAGACCCCGGCGAAGGCGACCGTCGAGGTCATCCAGTACTACGCCCGGCGGCCCCTCGACTTTGATGGCCTCGCCTGTATCGTCGCCCCGACGCTCGACGGCCTAGTGG